TCTGAGGTGGAGGAATTTCTAGCGGACGTGTCGGCGTTCGGCATCCGGCATGGCTGGAGTGATACCCGCATCGGGGAGGAATACGGCAACCGCGCCATTATCCATCGGGCTCGCAAGGGCCTCGAGGAAGGCCGGGTTCGGGTTCGCCGTGGGACGATGCTAAGGGTGCGGAAGTTCATGGCCCAGCAGGACGCAGCGTCATGACATGGCGGCAGATACCGGCAGCGCTAAAGACGGACGGCCTGACGCCGGTGGAGAAGTTGGTGCTGGTGGGGTTGGTGTATTTCGCCGATCAGCACGGCCAGAACAGCTACCCATCCCAGCAGACGCTTGCCGGGCTGTGCAACGTCGGCCCCAGCACGATCAAACGGGCCATGAGGAAGCTGCGGGATATGGAGTTGATAACGCCGACAGGCAAGGGCCGGAAAGGCACGGTTCGCTACACCGTAAACCTAAAGATGACGGCACTGCCCCGAAACAGGGGGGTGCCACCACAGGCCGTAGTGGGGGGCCATGGGCGGGCTACAATCCATTGTAAAACACCATTTTATAAGGAAGAGGGTAATATTGTTATTGATAGGTTCTCAGACTTAGGCCCGATGAAGGCAATGAAGAAGGCTTGGGAACGGGAAGGCTAGGCACCCAGAATGCGTCGTGTCAGGCGGTAAAAACCGGGCCGGCATAGCTAGGCAATATCCTGCCCAGAGGCGGTTGGAACCCCCTGTATGCGCTAGTAACAGGGTTGAGAGGCAGGAGGATGGTTGGGCTGGACACGCCCGCCACCCCCCCGGGGCCGGGCAAAAAGCCCTAGGTTCGCGGTTTTCAGTTCGCGGTTCGCGTTCGGTTCACGAACCCAAACCAGTTCAGCCAGCGGGGCTGGGCCACGCAAGACGCTGGGGCGTAGATAGAAGAGCACAGGCGTCCGCAGAGCTGCCTCCGGCGCTGTGCCTAGGGCAATGGCTAGGGGCGGGGGAAAGGGGGACCCTGCGCCGTTTTCGATTCCGAGAAATTCCTCCGGCTTGGCGGGCCGGTGGCGGTGTCGTTGGCCTAGCTGGGGTAATACACATAGCCCAATACCCAGTCCCACGGCCCCCCAGAATAAGGGGTACGAAAAGGGCATGGATATAACTGAACACCCCCCGGTGTATCTGCGCCCCGTATTGCAACTTTTATAAAATATGAGATATAAGAAAAAATGGCCGAAGAACAAAAAGGCGTTCTTAATCAACATGGCGTGGGCAGGCCCCCGCATAGGCCGAGCGAGACGACGCGTAAAATGGTGACGAGCGCCATCGGTATGGGGCTGGATCAAACGGCCATTGGCGCACTGCTGGATATAACCCCGAAGACGCTGCGTAAGTGTTACCGCCATGAATTGGACACCGGCGCGGCCAAGGCTAATTTCAGCGTGGCGAAAAGCCTGTACGACAGAGCCAGCGGCGGCAAGGATACAGTCGCCAGCATCTTCTGGCTGAAGGCACGGGCTGGCTGGCAGGACACTACGAAAACAGTTCACGAAGGCTTGCCTGAGCAGATCACGGTATCGTTCGCCCTAGAGCCACCTAAAGTAGAACATCAAGTTATTGACGTAACCCCCGACAAACAAATAGAAAATGCAGACTGACACCGTAGGTATTAGCAGCGTTGTACCCTATGCGCGGAACCCGCGTCGGAATGAGGCCGCTATTGCCAAGGTAGCCGCGTCCTTGCAGGAGTTTGGGTGGCGTCAACCAATTGTGGTGGACGAGGATATGGTTGTGGTTGCTGGGCATACGCGGCTGGAAGCTGCCCGTACTCTGAATATGGAAGAGGTGCCGATACATATTGCGCGTGGCCTGACACCCGAACAGATTAAAGCCTACCGGCTGGCGGACAACCGCGTGGGGCAAGAAGCCGAATGGGACGAAGAGTTGCTACGGCTGGAGCTTGGTGAATTAGAGTCTGCGGGGTTTGATATAGATTTAACGGGGTTCCACCCGTCTGAGTTCGTTTTGGATGAAATAGATTATTCCCTTTTGGAAGAAGAGACGGGCGTAGATGGGATGCTCGACGGGATGGCGTCCGGCGTCAAAAAAGCAATCCAAATAGAATTTGAGCCAGAGCATTACGAAGAGGCTCAAGCTCTAGTTAAGTGGTGGCGCGACAAAAAAGCCTATGTCGGCTACATGGTGCTGAAGTTTTTGAAAGAAGAAAAAGAAAAGGCATGATCTGCTGCATACCGACAAAGGGGCGTCCCCATACTAAGACGCACAATTTGTTCGAAGCAGCCGACATAGAAACCTTTCACTTTGTAGAACCGCAGGAGATCAGCGCCTACAAAACGCAGGCCAACATAGTTAACATCAACAAGAACAACGGTGGCGTTTCGTATGTTCGCAATTTCATATTGGATTGGGCGACTGACAACAGCAAACGATGGATAATCGTCTGTGACGATGATGTCACCGGGTTCGGCTTTTACGATGGCCGCAACAACAAACGCGGCGCAGAGATATGGCGTGGAATCTTAGGCAAGGCAGGGGAAATGCCCTTTGAGATAGTCGGCGTCAATTACCGTCAACATGCGTGGCACGAAAAGACAGCTTTCTCAATCAATAGAAAATTTGTAGAAGTTTGCGCGGCTTTTAACGTGACGGCGTTATCTTGGCGCTACAAAGAAGATTACAGAATGAAATCCGACAGAGATTTTATGCTGCAAACTATCAAGCGCGGATTTGGCGTGGTGCGGTTCAATAAATACTATTTCGACACGCCCGTCGTAGGCACCAATCAGGGCGGATTGCACGAAAATTATGCTGCGAAAGAGGATACAAAATGGGCCGTGAAATTGGTGGAGGCGTGGCACCCATACGCCAAGCTAGCGAAGCGATCAGGCCGCATAGATGCCAAGGTGGATATTCCGGCATTAGCACGAGCGCACGGTAAACAGGTTAAATGAAGCGGATTGAATTAGAAACAGTCCCACACAGCGTTAAAATCGGGGATAAATGCCCCGAAATAGAGCCAACTGTAACCAGCGACGCCATATTTTACGAAGAAGGCGATCTGGTTGGGTTCTATATGAGCCACCTGCCGGACAAATTGCAGCGATTTATCAACATAGCTAACGCTGAATTGCTGTCAGAAAGGGTGCCGAAGCAAGAAATGAGCCGAGGGCCGCAAGGCAGCAAGAAGGATAAGATGCAAAGGAAGCTCGATGGCGTGGAATTGGTGACACAATACAGCACCATTCTAGGCGCGGTGCCGCCGAAGCCTCACATGAAAAGGGATTACCCGACCATATCTAGCGTCCACCGCGTGCCAACGGCGAAAACCTTTATCAAAGCGATGCTTTTAGCCTGTTTGGAGGCAGAAAAGCTGATGCAAAAGGTGGCCCCAGATATTTATACTAGACAAAAAGAAATCATCGCAAACAAAGTGCCCCCGCAATGGCGTTTCGGCAACTTATTCACCAGTTCCATATCGAATTTTAACATTGCGGCCCAGTACCATCGTGACGCTGCTAATTTGAAGGGCTGCGTGAATGTAATAATCGCCAAACGCCTCAACGCGAAAGGCGGCAATACGACCATTCCGGATTATGGCGTGACTGTTGACAGCCAGAACGATTCCATATTGGTTTATCCCGCTTGGCGTAACATACACGGCGTCACGCCGATATCATTGATTAGGGAAGACGGTTACAGGAACAGTCTCGTGTTCTACCCGCTCAAGGCGTTCACGAATTATTAGGGTTCTGGCAAGCGAGTGATGGAAATACAGATACCCTATACCCCGCGTCCCCAGCAGCTTGATCTGCACCGCAATCCGTCGCGGTTCAAGATTTGCGTCAGCCATCGACGCTGGGGCAAAAGTGTCTACGCGGTGACAGAGCTACTGGCTAAGGCGCTGGAAATTAAAACCGAGCGCCGAGACGGGCGCTTTATGTACCTTGCGCCGTATTACCGCCAAGCCAAGCAAGTGGCGTGGGATTATCTGTGTCACTACGCCAGAGATTTACCGGGCACCAAGATTAATCAGTCTGAACTGCGCGTTGATTTGATTAACGGCAGTCGCATCCGGCTGGCTGGTGCGGGAGATGATCCTGATGCGTTAAGAGGAATATTCCTTGATGGCGTGATACTTGACGAATACGCCGATATGTCGCCGCGTGTGTGGAGTGAGATCGTGCGTCCCGCGCTGGTTGATCGTAAAGGCTGGGCGATATTCATCGGGACGCCGAAGGGAAGGAACCATTTCTGGCGGCTTTATGAGGACTCGGCAGACGATCACGAATGGTATCGGGCTATTTATCGTGCTTCTGAAACAGATGTTATTGATCCGCACGAACTTGAAGCCGCCAAGCGCGAGATGGGTGAAGATGAATACTTGCAGGAGTTCGAGTGTTCGTGGACTGCTGCGATCAAGGGTAGCTACTATGGAGGGTTAATTGAGGACGCAGATAAAGAAGGCCGCATCTGCCGTGTGGAGCATGACCCGGCAATTCCTGTCCATGTTGCATGGGATTTGGGTATCAGCGATTCGTGCGCTCTGTGGTTTTTTCAAGTCACTCTGGGCGAAGTGCGTATCATTGATTACTACGAACACAACAACGTAGGACTTGAGCATTACGTCAAAATCATGGAGGAAAAAGGGTACTGGTACGGCGATGACTGGTTGCCGCACGATGCCAAGGTGCGTGAACTGGGTACGGGGAGAACCCGTGCCGAGACGCTGATTAACATGGGCAGACGGCCCCGGATTGTCCCGAATCAGAAGATTGCGGACGGCATAAACGCCGGACGGTTGCTGCTTCATCACTGTTATTTCGACGAATTTGCCTGTGAGCAGGGCCTGAATGCGCTGCGTTCCTACCAGAGAGAATGGGATGATGTGAAGCGTGTGTTCAAGAAAACACCGCTGCATAACTGGGCCTCGCACGCCGCAGATTCCTTCAGATATCTGGCGATTGCCTACCGGAATTTGAAGCCAAAAGAGCCGGAGACGGACTGGCAGGAAGAGATGTTGAAAAAACCAACACTTGACGATTTGTGGGAAATACACGATTTTGACGAGGCACGATATATGGAGCCAAGAATCTGATGGCGATTGATTACGGTATGCCGGACAGTGGTTTCACCGTGGGTGGCGGCAGCATGGGGATGCCCGATGCTGCGATGCTGGGAAATATACTGGGTGACTTGACGGTTAAGATTACGACTTGGAAAGAAGAAATACCCGACGACTATTCGGGCGTTCCAAAGAAAAGCAAGACGGTTGAAGAAGTCGAACTGGCCGAGTTAATGCCCGGTCCCGCTCCGCTGATGATGGACCCGAATATGGCTCCGGCCCCTCCACCCATGATGGGCGGGATGCCGCAAATGCCCCAGATGGCACAAATGCCCCAACCTCAACAGCAGATGCCCGGAAGCATGGGCGTGCAGGCCGCGCAGTCTGTCATGCAGCAGCCGTTTGGTTAATGGAGTAGTTCTGTATGGCGATCATGTGGGACAACGAGCTTCCGGATAGGCTTGTCGGTTCCACGGAGACGATGAAATTCACGCTTGACGACACAGGCGAATGGACAGACAGCAAAACCTACGACACGATTGGTTCAACAGTCGATATCAGCGGGACAATCACCAGCCCCGCCGGATATATGTGGAATATCAAGGTGTCTTCCTCGCAGGGGTGGAGCAAGGAATACGATAATGTGCCAACTGGGCAGAAAGAATCGTTCAGCATCAAGACAAATTTTGGCTCCACCAAGGTTCATATCCATATATGGAGCGTAAATGGTGCCGCAGATACCGGCTTAAGCGGAGAATTACAGGTTGATTGCTGAAATGGCATGGATTTCTGGGAAAAACCACTCCATGAACTCTCAAATGAGGAATGGGAAGCCCTGTGCGACGGCTGCGGGAAGTGCTGCGCCGTTAAAATCAGGGATGAGGCGACAAATGAGGTGTTTTACACCGATGTTGCGTGTCATTTACTGGATAGTCAGACTGCGCAATGCTCAAACTACCCGAAACGTCAGGAACTTGTGCCTTCCTGTGTGTCCCTGACGCCGGAGAATGTATATGAAATTGACTGGTTGCCCGAAACGTGCGCGTACACAAAAAGAGCAAGGGGTGAGCCGCTCGAATGGTGGCATCCGCTCATATCGGGCAGCAGAGAGACAGTACACAGCGCCGGAATATCCGTGCGCGGTAAGACTAGCGGGGCAAGTATAGCCGATGGCTGAGACACAGGCAGAACAGGAAAAACTGTACGGCCCCGCGCTGTACTGGCAACGCGAGATCGATCAGGCCAGCGAGTTCGAGAAGGACTGGCGTGAGCGCGGAATCCGTGTCGTGGAGCGTTACCGCGACGAGCGCGATACCGGCGTTGTCGGGCCACTCACGCACCGTTTCAACATTCTCTGGGCAAATACCGAAACGCTGAAGGGCGCATTATTTGCGCGTATGGCGCAACCGGACGTGCGCCGGAGATTCCATGACGGCGATGTAGCGGCACGGGAAGTCGCCATTGCTCTGGAACGGGCGCTGCTCTACGGAATAGATGTTTATGATTCCGAACTGCCTATCCGTGCTGCGCTGGAAGACTATCTGCTGCCGGGGCGCGGCGTTGTGTGGGTTGTCTATGAGCCGATTATCGTCAAGGAAAAGACGAAAATCGAAATCAAGGGCGAAGATGTAGAGATACTGGAAGAGGAAGAAATCGAGCGTCTTGGCGATCAGCGGTGTCGTTTTGAGTACGTACACTGGCAGGACTACCGCGAAAGCCCCAGCCGCAGGCCGGAAGATGTAACATGGCGGGCGCGGCGGCATCTGTTTACACGCGAGGAGCTTGTCGGGCGTGGGTTCGATCATGCCGAAGAGGTTCCGCTGAACTGGATGC